CGACCTGCGCCGCCATCATCCAGACATCGCTCGATCAGGGCGTCAACTGGATCGACATCATCCGGTTTGATTTCACGACGGCGGATCGCAAAGCGCATGCGACGGTCGGGGTGTTCTCCGCCGCTGCCGTGGCTGCGGCGGCGGGGCTCGCTTCCGAGGGAAAGCTCGACAACGTGCTCGGCGACCGGCTGCGCTGTGTTGTGACGAGCACGGGCACCTATGCCGGGAGCACCTCTCTTAGCGTGCGGGTGCATGTGTCGTGACGCCGGAGGCGTGCCGCTCTTCTTATCGGCGTGTTCTTGCCAAGGTCGGCGAGCACGTCGTCATCCGCCGCTATACCGGATCTGGTCCTAACCGTCCTCGATTCGACTGGACGGTCCGCGCCCGCGTCGTGGAGTTTGACCCGTCCGAGTTGATCGGAGGCATCGTGCAGGGCGACCGCAAGATCATCGTTCTTGCGCAGGATTTGATGGACGCGCAAGCGCCTGTCCCTGTCGTGGCGGGCGCGAACTGGAAGGCCGTCGTGCGCGGCAAGGAAGTGACGATCAAGGCGGTCGATGACAACACGCGGCGGGTCGCCGGCGAGTTGATCGCCTATGAATTGACGGTCGGCGGATGACGACGGCGGCACAGGCGTTTGCGGCGATCCGGTCGCGGCTGGAATCGGAGGGGCTGTCGTTCCCGCTGCGGTTCCAGGGGGACACGCAAGAGGCGCTGCCCGGCCAACCGGCGCCGTTCGCTTATGTCGAGTTTCATCCCGAGCGCGCGGTGCTCGCGTCATTCGGCGGCGGCCGGGGAGAAAACCGCTATCGCAACCCCGCGCGCATCGATGCTTATGTCTTTGTGCCGCAAGGGCACGGGCTTGTCGAAGCGGTCACGCGCGCAGAGCAAATAGCGGCGCTGTTCCGGTCCTTTCGTGATGTAGATATCTCCTGCTTCGAAGCGTCCGTTCTCTCGGGTGGGCATGGGAGCGAAATGACCGTTCCCGGCATGTCGTCCGAGGTCAACAACTACTGGTATGCCGCGGTCGAGGTTCGTCTGTTCTTCGATCAAATCGGCTGAGTAGCGCCTTTCAAAAAAAGCGGCGTGGGCAACCGCTCCCGGCCCGTCGTGACGACGCGCCATTCCCTCTGATGGAGCCTTATCATGAGCCTCGCCGAAGGCGTCGCTGGACGCATTGCCTATAAGTTCTATGCTTCTGCGGCGATCACGCCGGGCACGGCGGCCGTTTCTTCGTCCGACCTTGGCGCCAGCGATGGACAGATCCTCCGCCGCGTTGCGTCGACTCTTGCGCTCACCAAAGACACCTACGAAAGTCAGGAAATCCGCCTCGATCGCCAGCGCGGCGACTTTCGCCATGGCGTCAAGCGGGCGACGGGCAACATTTCCGGCGAACTTTCGCCGCTGACCTATGAGCAGCTTTTTGAAGCCTCGATGCGGGGCACGTGGGCTGCGGCGATCACGGCCTCGCAATCCGATTTCACCTCGGTATCGGCGGTCAACTCGACCTCCAAATTCATCTTTTCCGCCGGCAATCCGGTGACGAAAGGCTTCCGGGTCGGAATGGGGATTCGGTTCTCCAGCCTCTCGGACTCCGACAATAACTCCAAGAACTTCATCATTACCGCGTTCGGCGGGACGTCCAATCGGGAGTTGACGGTTTATCCGGCGCCTGACGACATGACGGCGGACTCCTCCTTCACGCTGACCAGCGTCGGCCGCTCTCTGATCATCCCCGCATCATCTCATGTGTCCCGCAAGGTCGCCGTCGAAGTCTGGAATCAGGAGCTCTTTACGGAGTGCCGCGTCGGTGGATTTAACCTCCAGCTTCCGCCGACCGGGCTTTCGACCGTCGAGTTTGAATTTCTGGGCCGCGACATGGAGACCTATTCCGGCGGGTCCGCTCCATTTCTGACGGCGCCGGCGGCGGCGACAACCACGGGTTTGCTTGCCGCGGTCAACGGTATGCTGCGCGTCTCCGGAGAGC